ACCGGATGGCCGCGTTTTCCCCCCTCTCAGGCCCACCACTCTCTCCAGGGCCGCCCATCATTTAAAAGAATATTAGGCCCATTTAAATGGGCCTGATATTTTGAGCCCATCTGAGACCTGTTTTTGTTATCTTTTTTAAAAGGAGGGACCACAATAACACTATATTTAACTTTGTCCATTTAGAATGTTTCTGACATGCTTAGATATTAACGACGTAAACTTTAAATTGTGGTCCACAATAATAAAATAATTTTATTATTGTCATGTAAACTTTAATTCAAAATTTGTAAGCGGAGCGTCGTAATACTTTCATAGAGGGGACCACTTAGAAAATTGGTCTGATGACCAATTTTAAATATTGTATGGCCCACATATGCATTGGTTAACGTATTATATTTTGAGTTACATCACATATTGCATAAACCAATGAAATTTCCTCTTCACAGACTAGTTAACATATATTTCATACATTAATTTTCTATTTAAATATCATATTGATTTCATTGGTTACCACGTCTATATGCATTAGCCTCATTTTATTGTATTTTAATATTAATTAGTATAGTATTAACTATGTATTTTACTAGATATAGACGTGGTGGATCGTTAACCCATCGACGAGGTTATTCACGTTATACATTGTATAAACGACCTTTTTCTGTTCATCGTGTGGATGTGAAACGTCGACGAACCAGTTCTACTAAGTATCATGATGATGCAAAGATGTCACAGCAACGTATACATGAGGATCAGTTTGGTCCCGAATTTGTTCTGGGTCATAATACAGCTTTGTCTACATTCATTACATTTCCCAGTCTTGTTAAGAATGAACCTAATCGTTGTAGATCATATATTAAGTTAAAACGTTTACGTTTCAAAGGTACCGTGAAGATTGAACGTGTAATTGCTGATATTAATATGGATGGTCCTACTCAAAAGATTGAAGGAGTCTTCTCTATGGTTATTGTTGTTGATCGTAAACCACATCTTAGTCCAACTGGCTGTCTACATACATTTGATGAGTTATTTGGTGCTAGGATTCATAGCCATGGTAATCTAGCCATCGTTCCCGCATTGAAAGACCGTTTCTACATACGTCATATAATGAAACGTGTTTTATCTGTTGAGAAGGATACTTTGATGGTAGACTTGGAAGGAATTACATACTTATCTAATAGGCGTTTTAATTGTTGGTCTGCATTTAATGATCTTGATAGAGAATCATGCAATGGTGTTTATGCTAATATAAATAAGAATGCTTTATTAGTCTATTATTGTTGGATGTCAGATGCTTTGTCTAAAGCATCAACTTTTGTATCATTTGATCTTGAATATCTCGGTTGAATAATAAAATATTTTTATATTTTATCAGTAACTTCTTTTTGGTCTCAGATGAATGTTTATTATAACATAGATAAATATATGATAATATATTTATTTTAACTGTTTTGGATGTGAGGGAATACAATTGGTGTTTATACATTCTTGTACTGTTGATCTAACTATTTCGTTTAACTGGGACATAGACATTGTAATGTTGGATTGGGTTCTCTGAATTCCAATTTGTGAAACAGAGTCACCTGGGTCTAACATTGGCGTTCCTATTCTGTTCATTTCTCTATATGGATGTATCTCGTTTGCCACATCTGAACTGACATTGGAATGTGTTATACCTACTGCACTCCTTGTAGCCCAAGTTTCACCTGGATTTAACTCTATTGGGTTATGAAGTCCAAATCTTGCTGATGCAGTAGATTTAATCATTCTTCTTTCATATTTTCCATATCCAACATGGTGAAAATCAATATCCTTGTCTGTAAACTGTTTTGACAAAATTCTCACCGTTGGTGCACGGAAAGGGATATCAACAGAATGTTTTGCTGTTGACAGTTTTAATTTACCCTTGAATTTTGCAAAATGTGTACCTTGATGAACATTTGAGTCACATACTTTATAATACAGTTTCCATGGAATTGGATCCTTGAGTGAGAAAAATGAAGATGAGAAATAGTGGAGATCTATGTTACACCTAATTGGAAAAGTCCACGACGCCTGTAATGACTCATTGTCTGTCATTCTTTTATCATGAATCTCCACGATTACTGTTCCTGCTGCGTTAATAGGAACCTGCTGTCGATATTCTATAACGCAATGATCTATCTTCATACAGCTACGATTCAGCCTTGCAGTTAATTGAGCTGCAGTTGAAGGAAATTGCAAGATGATTTCTGTAAGGTCATGAGACAGTTGATACTCATCTCGATGAGACTCCACATAATTAAAAACACTTGGTGGTACGACTAATTTAGAATCCATATGGCCGCGCAGCGGGATGCTTAACTGATATTAATAGCGAAGGGGACTGTTTAACGGGATACTTAAGACTATCAGGTGGCTTATTAATTTTTTATATAAGAAGAAGAAGGGATTTGAGATATACTCTGGAGAGTAATATCATATATTGATCTGTTTATATAGCAATTAATTTGTATGGAGTGAGGGCAATTTGGTAAATATTGGTGTTCCCCCAAATCAGAGCTCTCATAAAACTCTAGAGAATTGGGGGAACTGGGGGAAAATATATACTAAAACCTCCTTACCAGGATCTTGCAACACGTGGCGGCCATCCGATATAATATT